GTCATTTGTAGAATGATGTAGAATGAGATTAGGGGGTGTCTACTCGGCACTCCTTAACCTCTAAGATACACTTATTATATATGATCTGTATTGTGCCTTCGTTACCTTCTTTGTACTCATTATTATCAAGAGAATAACTAGAAAATAAAATTGTTTTATCCTTAGTTTTTTTATGTAGCCAACCCACAGTCAGGCAAATAGGCATACTCTTTTCCTCATAGGATTTTGCTTCTATCCATGATGGATCACATAGACCACTATCAATCCATTTGACTAATAGTAGTGGTTTCATTTATGTCTTTTTCTTCTTCTTCTTATTTTTCTTACTATTAGGGAAACCAGCCTTCATATTAGCATAGGCTTTATCGCTAATGGTGCTGTTCTTCTTGGAACGAGATTTTTTTGCTTTTTTACGTTTGTTAATATTTTCATATAAAGACATTATTTCTTAGCCTTTTTCTTTGTTTTCTTTTTGTCTTTTTTCTTATCTTCGTTTAATTTTTTCAATCCTTTAGATGTGTAAGAATATGACTTTCCTTTATACATAGGCATAATTTATTACTCCTTTAACAGTTCCACGCCCTACGAGACCAATAGTTTGCAGATAGCTTGTTGTTTTTTCCTTTAATCCCACCTGATCTCGCACAATAAGATTTCTTTCGTGCTGGTGAGTTTTTTTTGATGCTCATATTAGGATCACCAAAGTTAATCTTTTTAACCTTGTCACCATCTTTAACGAACACCTTGAATTTTTTGACATCGCCCTTCATGGGTTTATTAAGTTTAACTGTTCTACCCTGATAAGTTGCCATCTAGTTCAACCTTTTCTTGTTTTTCTAACTGTTCTGTAAGTGATTGATTTTGTGAGGAAGCATATTCAACTTTTGCTTTCTGTAATGCTATGACATCATCTACTGTAATCTTTAGTTTTTCTTCTCTTAACAGTGCGTTTTTATCGGCCCAATTATCTAAGCGTTCATTAAGAAATTTTATGTGTAGCTCTTTTTCTTCGATATCTTTTTTTAGTTCTTTGTTTTCTTTCTTAGCTTTGCGTAATAGTGCTTCTACTTCTTTTACTGTACTCATTTAGAAACCCCAGCTTTTTTCTCGTAGGTGCGTAAAGCTCCCATTCCCAAAAGTGCCATAACTAGAGGCATTAATGTACCCATATCTAATTCAGGTAAGGGTGCTGTCTCTAAACTAAATGTGGCTATAACAAACATAAGGAATTGTTTTAAAACATATTCCCAAAATATAGCTAAAGCACATGACATACCTATCAATGGTCGCCATGATCGTTGCAACATACCTGATAAACCACCAGCTACAGACTTCGCATCTGCTAAATTAATATCAGATTGTGCTTTATTTATCTGTGCTTCTATTTCTTTTAGTTTTATTTTTGCTTGTGCTTTTTCTTCTTCAGAAGTGTGCAAAGAATCTATTATCCCACCAACATTTTTTACAAGGTCGCCACCTAATAATTTACCTAACATTATATATTCCTCATTGTATCTGCCAGTTCGTTAGCTCTATTTGGGGTTTGTTTTGCCCATCTGCTATCTAACATTTCTTCACTGGCAGATTGATAATCACACTTATTTAAGTGGTATTGAAAGTTTTTAAACTTTAATAATCGTGGCAGTCCTAGTTGAAAAGCCATATTAATAACACAGCCAAAAGCGACAGGATCAATATTTTCTTCTTTCGTGAAAGTCCTTGCATCTTTAACAGCTTGATCGAAGTCTCTTTCGTAGAACTCCATAATCTTTGTATCATCATATTCTATTCCTTCCTGTAAGTCGTCTGAGGGTAGTACCAAGTGTCCAACACCAAATGTGGCGTTGCCCAAGTGATCTTTATAAACTTTATTAATTTTTCCTTCGTGTTTGATAATCTCTTGTTTTATTTTTTCGTACATTCTATTAGTTTCTCCAAATACCATTGAGCTTTTTTTAAATCTTCAATCCCATTTTTTTGCTTATGTCTCACAACATATTTAATGATGTTGCCTGAAAAATAATCGAGATTAAATTCACTAATAAAGTCAGAGACTTGTATCTTTGTACCTATGTAGTAAGGCGGATTTATTTTATCTACAGCTTTTTGTTCCATCTATTACCTCTTTTTAAAACCATTGGTATAAGTTGAGGAACTCCATTAATTATAATTAAAGTTCCTAAAACTGGTCTTTTGATGTTCACTCTTGAATAGGCAAAAGCTAAAGAGTCTTTATCAATTAAACACCCAATGGTTGCACCCCATCTAAGAGCTTCAGGAGAACTGAAGAATTTTAACTCATACCTAGAATGGTAGTGAGACTGGATATATCCAGAATAATTTAATGCTTGTGCTGATTTCAAACAATCAGCGTTCATGTTATGAGTAAAATAATAACTGCCGAACTTATCTTTAATTATTAATTTATCATGCCATTTCCATTTTTTAGGATTTACATTAAGTATATCTGCATAATCCTTTATGGCTTGTTTTGGAAACCCATAAGTTTTTCTTTTACGATAAACCATAGATCCATGATTAGAATGTAATAAATCCATAGTAGGAAATAATTTTTCTAATTTTTTTATATCTTTTCGTGCAAGTTCTAATTCTTTAGAAGAACTAGGTAAGTCAGGATCTGATTCATGATACGACAAAGCTGAGTAATCAATTTCATCGCCTAACATCACAACTCTATCAAATTTATATTTTTTATTTATTGCTTTTAAAAAAGATAAATGGTCTTGATGTGCAAAAGGATAATGGGTGTCACTTATACAAAGTATATTTGACATCTTCCTCCCTATATATTTGTCACCTCTTTTGTTGTGCAAAAGGTCGTTACATAAACATTAGGAACAACCATTATTTTACTTGCAACTACAACAGCATCTACCTTACATTCTTGTAAAGTATTATACATCGCCTGTTGGTTTACTTGTGTAATACAAGTTTTATCAAGTGGTACAGTGGGTGACTGAATACATAACCACATGATTAAAAAAAACTTCATTAATCACCTATGAGATAGTTCTCTATCCATATTATTTTTTCTTTGATAACAGCTATGTCTTGTTGCATGGCTGATATAGAATCTGCTTTTGCTTCCACAGCTTCTAATCTTTCACTCCACATACCCCATGTCATCGCTAATGATGCAAGGATCACTAGGTAAGGCAATACTGTTTTGATATCAAAGTTCATTTAGACCACTCTACCTTAAACTCATTTCCTTTTTGATCTTGGATAGACATCGTTTGTTTTTCTGTTCCATAGATTTTAGGTGCTAGTTTACCAGCCTTAAAGTGAACATTTTTTTGTATAATCTCTAATAATTTAACCTTAGTCATATTTAACTTAGGATCTTTTTTTGCTTGTTCTAATAAGATATCTAAATCTTCTATCGTGTAGAGGACACTATCGTGTTTTGCTTGTAGGTATTGTTTGTTTAGCTTTTCGTCTTTGTTGATCCATTGTCTCAGTGTTGTCCAAGATACATCTAGTTCTTTGCAACATTCACGAATGGTTTGACCTCTCGCTAACATTTCAAATAAATCAGATAAAATAGACTGTTTGTATTTACTAGGTCTATTACCTTGTTTTCTTACTACTGCTGTTGTCATTATTTTACCTTTGCTGACATATTGTTTAGTGGATTGTTCAATGCCTTATTAATATTTAAGTTAAGGTTATCTTCGATGATTTTAATCTCATCAAATATTTCTCTTGTATCTTCTTTTTGTCTATCTTCTACATCATTGACTATTTCTGTAATGTGTCTGATGTCACCATTCATTTGACGCAAATCTGCTTTCATGTCTGTCTTTAAATCTTTTGCTACATCTGCAACGAGGGTAATCTCATCAAGGATCATATCTAGCTCTGATTTTAAGACTGCTAATTGTTCATCATAGTGTGATAGATCAGGTGCTGTGTATTCTTCTATCTTGGCTTTCATATCCAAGTAGTCATCGTAAAACTTATAGCCAGTCCAACCACCACCAATGATTGCACCTATCAAGGATAAGATTAGAAAAAACTTACCACCAGTAAACTTTATGCCTTGATACTCAATACTGGTCATTAATCATATTCTCCATCATGTTATTTTGTGCTGACTGAAATAATCCTCCGTAAAGATCATCAATCTGCATCATGTTATAATTAGAAATATCCATGTCTGTTAAAGTGGTTTGTTGATATTCGTTAAATCCTTTTGTATCTGCTAGTTGTGCCATGACAGCTAATTTAACTGTATCAAGAGCAACTTGATCGCCACTGTCTGCAACTTTAGCTAAAATCTTTTTTGCAATTTGTTCTTTAGTTTCTTTCTGTTGAACAACCTTAACTTCTCTTTCTTCTTGTTCAGGTTCAGGTTCTTGCGTTTCTTCTACTTCTTCTGTTTCTTCTACTTCAGGTTCGTTTTCTACTTCAGGCTCAACCTCGATATCCATTTCAGCTACTTCTTCCATAGCCTCAGCAATTTCAATCTCAACTTCAGGTTCTACCTCTATCTCAAAGTCAGGTAATTCTAATTCTGCCATTTCAATCTCAGGCAGTTCAATAGATATTTCTTCAATATTTATCTCTATAGGATCTAAGTTATCGCCAAAGTCTATTTCAATAATCTCAAAGTCTGTAGAGTCATTAATAATATCGTCAATAACATCATTAACTATATCGTTTATAATATCTTCTACTTGCTCGACCACAGTATAAGTAGCAGTTAAAACAGGATCACTAAAGATTGCTCCGTAATAACCTGTTGTATATCCAGCGTCTGTACCCCATAAAGACATCTGTGTAGTAATGTCAGTATAGTTATTAGGCTGAATGATATCTGTGTAGAGATAATCTTGTGTGCCACTAAAATCTAATTCTACTTCTTTTTCTAGTGTTTGAAAGACAGTGTTATCTTGGTCTCTAAGAGTAACTGTAATTTTAAAAATATCTTTACAATCACCATTAGTCGATGAACAAGTAGGTACAGTAATATTGCTTTGATGTGACTCGACAGTTACGCCATAGTTTATATCAAACCCTTGTTGTATTTCTTCAATGGTTAAACCACCATCAGTAATGAGACTATAAACATCACTGGTTATTGTGCCTCCACCATCAGCAACACCACGAGTATTAGCCGATCCTGTGCAGACTTCACCATCTTCTAATGTTCCTGAATAAGAACATTGTGTGGTACTAACTTTCCCACTTTGTGTCCATTCGTCTGCTGGGGTTACTAAGTTAGAAGTTTCTTCAGAATAAGAATATGCCTGTGGTAATAGCCAAAACAACGCTACCAAGAATATAGTTTTTAGCATTTGACTCCTTTACATAATCAGGTCGATCTGTAGGGTGACTATCCCAACCAGCTTGTGCTACTTCACCTATTGTTCCAAAGAACGGACAGGGAGTACCAGCCATTTCCATAGCAGAAAAGACACGAGGATCTTGACAAAGAACTGAAACACCAGCAACTTTCATTCCCATACCATATAAAGCACGAGATAATTTTAATCGCTCACAGGTGATATCTGTAATAGTAGAGCCTTTTGCAAAACCAAATATTTGAGTCTGTAAAGCAACTGAGCCACCTGAAGTACAAACATCTTGATTAGATATCATGACATTCGGTGCGTTAGCTGTACTAGGTGCTTTATCTACAGTGGTTGTTCCTGTTACTGTAGAACTAACAGTTGTATTAGTATTCGCTTTTACATCTGTAATAGTCGCAACTGTTCCAAATAATAAAAGTATTGCTACTAAAAGTTTCATTTACAAATACAATCGTAACCTTCACAACATTCACACATTATGGTTTAGGTATCTCCTAGTCTTATGAATGTCACATGCGTTCTATTAACTGTACTATTACCAAATAAATTTGCACTTACTTCAGAATAACCATACAGTTTAACTTTATGTGTTGATGTATTAGTGACATCAAACATGAAACTGCAAACTACCATTGCTCTGGCATCAACTCTATTAGCATTGTTGTAGTTATCTGTAGCAACATCATAACTTGAATTATCTGTTGTAGTATATATTGCACCACCTGATTTATTTCCTTCTCCTGAAGAATCTATAATTTGTGGACTCCATTGAATTAAATAAATTCCTGTTGAGGGAAAAGTCCAAATTCCACTAGATTGTGACATTGAACTTCCAAGATTGCTAAATCCGTCAGTATCAACTTGTTCCCAATTTGAATTAGCTAATACTGATGTATCTGCTGATAAACTTATATTTGAACTTAAACGCCATTGGTCTGCCATTGTAATACCTGTGCTAATAGCAGTAGGCAAAGCAGTAACAGCAGAGATTGATTGATTGTTTAATTTAACTAAGCTCATGCTAGTATCTCCCATTCTTGGTCTGTTTCATTCCATGTATATTCTTGTCCGTCATCAGGATAAGCAACTGGTGCTTCCCAAAGACAAGTATCTTCATTCAAAGTCCAACTGTTAAAAGGTTTGGGTGGGATAAAAGCATCTCTTGTTTGGTCGTAAGTATAACCAATACCAGCAAAGTTTTTTCTTATATTGCCATTGTAAGATGTTTGTTTCCAAGTATCTCTAGTGCCATATAAGTTATTTAAAAAATCTACTCCAGTTTGTTCGTCTGTAGCAACATCATTTGATACGACTTCAACTTTTTCAACTATGTTTCCAACTCCTAATTTTGCAAAATGTGCCATTACGCTGTGTAACTCCCTGAACCTGTGTATGTTAATATTGTATCTGAACCGCTTGTTGTAACTGAGGGTGAACCAGTTGTTGTGCCTGAATATTTAGCAGTTGGCATACGAAGGATAACAATACCAGAACCACCAGCACCACTATTTTGACTAGATGAAGAAGCACCACCGCCACCACCTGTGTTAGCTGTTCCAGCAGTTCCAGTGCCATCAACATTTCCAGCACCGCCACCGCCTGAGCCTCCAGAAC